ACCCAACTCTCCAATCAACCTGTTATTCACAGGTCACTGAGGGAGAGCCACCCTGGCTTGACACGAATGTCAGGCCGCTGCGCATACCCGTGAGACCAACCATCCATGGGGCTCGGTTCTTCGGTGAAGAACTGGAATAGCGCAGTGTCGTCATTGGTCTGCGTACGTGGTGTCCGACTTTGAATGGTCAGAACCCGTACTTCCTCGCGCTGCAACTCTTTATTCCATCTTTTATGAGACGGTAGAGTTGGCTTACATCGCGATTTTAGACCAAGGACCCCCGATCGAGCAGATACGTACGGGAAACCCGTAGGTATGGTCGATGCGACCCAGGACGCGGCGTGCAAAAGAAACTTTGAATAAAAGTTATTAGCACACTCAATCCTAGATGCAATTTCGATCGGGGTCCGACCTGTAGAGCTGACCCAGTACGCGGGAGTAACATCTCCCCCACGAAAGGCATCAACACCGCATGACTCTCTGAAGTTACCTTCGGAGTAAGTTTTAGCGATGTTAACCTTGAAGTGAAGTACCTCAAGCAGCACCTGCAAGTCGGCCCGGCAGTCAGAGGGGACAATTATGTCGTCCCCAAAGACGGCTACCTCGCCTCTAAGTCCTTTTATGTTCTCTTCGGTCACACGCAGTCCCCTCTTAACAAGGGTACAAGCGAGAGCGACGCCCAAGAACACTATGGATTGAAGAGGAAAGGTACAGGCACTACCCATTGTTGAGAACTTCCTCAACTCGATGCGAGCAGGGACACTCTTTACGAGGTCCTGCTGCACGAAACGGGTACGCGAAGATTGAAGGGCATCCAATAGGGACAGGTTATCCCTAAAGAATGATCCGACAACCCCAGGTGTGAGTCTATCACTAGCCGATGATAAGTCGACTGTTGCTAGACTACCTGTAAGAGAACCTCGTAAGCACAAATTCTGGTTCAGCGTCTGATCCTTAAATGCGATCATACCACCAAGCCAGGAGCCCGCCACACGAGAACCAAAGTAGCTCCAGCAACATTGCTGGCACCACTGATTCTCACGCGGTTCAGCCGCAATTAATCGCGGCTTCGTATAGGTTTTCCTTACAGCGATGAGCCTGCTCGCAGGCTCATCCTCACCGACAATCAAGTCGATGTTCCTGGACCACGATAGATAACTATGGAAACCATAGTCGGCTATCGGGAACGCGCGCTCTAACCTAGGGGACCAGTTTGTCCAACTGTATTTGTTGGTCGGTCCCTTAACGTCAGAAACTGCGCCTGGGCCATGTTTAAACCTCCAGTGACTAGCGTCGAAATGACCTAGTGTAGAGACGATTACCCTAGACACTTTGTCTAGGGCATCGAGGAGCTTGACTCGCTTGTCGGCGTCTCCAATACCTTTTTGGGTATCGAGCACTTCTCCGACAACTCCAACGCAGCATGTTCCAAAGTTTTCAACGAAAGGTCGTCGGATTCTTTGGAGTGATGCACACGAGGGAGCGGCTTCAACCCAATATTGGTCGGGTTGTGGCAGCCTTGAGTCAACATCAACAAAGCTAGCAACTTCGCTAGCCACAGCCGATGTCGGACACGACAAACTGGTTTTCTTGCCAAAATAAAGAAGTTGGCGAAGAAAGAAAACAGCATCATGTTCGAGATCTCCTTTTAAAGTACCGTTACCGTGAAATACGAGTAAGTAAATTCCCCTAAGAAACTTAGGGATCTTTACTGCTTTGGATATTCCTCGCGAGAGGGGTAAACCCGAAGCTTTGTACTCACCGCTATCAAGGCATCTATCCAGATGCTTTCCAAGCGCAGGGAGATCCACCACGAGAGTGGCGATTCCCCTCTGATTCACGGCGTTACGGAGGCGGATGATATCTCTATCAAGTTCCACCTGGGTTGCCGGGAACCTTACGGCGCAATCTCTCGCGAGAGCGCACCATAAGGACAATAATTCCTCCTGTACATGGCGATTAGACATAGTATCCTTTCAGATACAGATGTCCCATGCGTCCACATACCCTACCGAATCCAGAGATGGTAATCGGTGATCTCAGCTACACGAAAGTCGTGTATCAACGCTAAGATTCCCAATTCATCAACTTTGTCAACAGTGCATTCGTCGATGCTGTGAGCCCTGAAAGGAGCCCAGTTACATTAACGATTGAAGTATCCGAAGCGAGTTGCTCGAATACAACATACGCTTTACGCGTATACTGCGCGACAGTTGATGTTGCATAGATCGTTTCCAGCACCTCAATATTGTGCCGGTCATAGATCAAGCCATCGCGCGTCACACTGGTGTGCCGCACATTCATTTCCACCTTGCTAGTTGCGTCATTAAAACGAAACTGCGAAGTGAATTTGTCCTGGTTGATCCTTACCATGGCTGTGGAGCCACGAATAAGGGTCAGTGTAGTAGGATCTGCAACGGACATAGGAGTACCTCACCTTTCTGCTAGTACGGTAATCGCGCGCGCAGCCTGCGCTTGCGATTAAGCACATACAGACTAGCGAGGATCGACCATTTTCCCCCATCAATAACGGGGGCCGAAGTCGGTGCGAGAGGCAAGGTGGTCCCTTCGGACCAACGCTCCTTTACAGACCACGAGTTGCTTGGTACACCTGAGAGGGTGCTCCAAGCCCCAAGTTGCGAGATGTTCCACTGTGTCTTCGATTCAGTGGTGCACATCAAGCAGGTCCCAACATTGGTTAGACCGAGCGTGTTGTTATTGGCAGCGATTAAAGTGCCAATACCAGCAAACCAGTCCACGAACCACGACCATGGAAGAATTTCCCATAGTGTGGCGAGCGCTTCGTATGTCGTAATTCCGTACGTTATGCTAGATGCATAAAGTTCCTTAGCCCAAGGGCTATAGTGGGAATACGCGAAGCTGGCTGGCGCAAGCCAGTGACTGACGAACCACTTTGATTGGGTGGTTGTCGTAGTCCTCTGTGCCTTCCAGACATCAAGGTTACTGTGTATTATCACAGAAGCCTCGGGGTCCTTAACGGCACTCGTTCCAAGGTTGACTCTCGTTCTCAATGAACCCTCTGTCGCAAGCTTCTCAAGCTTCTGCATTGTCCTAGTTACGGACTCAGTGAAGCGGAGCATTGCGGTCAGGTCCGACAGCATGGGACGGATGGCCCAACGCCACGAAATGTGGCCCTTCGCCGCGAGGCGAAGGAGGTCTCTGCCCCAACTACGTATTGCTGCCGGTGTGAAGATGAAGAAGCGATAAAACTCCTTCAATGTACTGTAGGCACCCCGCATGTCTTTAATAAGACCGGGAATGTCTTTTAGCTCAGCAAAGTACGTCGGCACGCTCATTGTGGGCGCGCTTGGGTTTGCTTTTGCTAATGCCGACCAGATCAAGTTATTCCGTTCGATAGCCGAAGGGCTAGCTATACGGTTGATCGGGTTCACTGATGGTGAGGGGTCCAGATCGATGGGATGGTTGTAAAATGCTTTGTTAAGCACCCAACCGCCACCTATCATGACGTATTGCTCACCGTTCAGGACAGGGGTAATGACAGACTTCATGTTAATCCCCAAAGGGTTAACATTGGGATAGTTCCCAATAACGTCTGCACAGGTACCCCAATCGCCAACCAAAGGTCGTAGAAAGGACGTCTGTGTTTGCGGAATAGCAATCCGGTTGAACCGGGTACCAGTCCGAAACAGACGGGAATCCTTGCTACGATTTCTAGCGGTTGGCATGGCACAGTCCTTCAGGTTCATCAAACCATAGGGAGAGCATTGGATGCTCGAAGTTCATCCCGTACCCATAAGGTAGAGATATCATTGGTGGGGCTACAACAAG